TTTCTGGATCTCCTATGCTTGCTTCAATAGGCATATTTTCTAACGTTTTTATTAAGTTATTAAAAACTTCGTCTTTATGTCTTACATATATTGATTGTTTACTCATTCTTCCTCCTCAAAATTGTGTAAAACTTTTTCTTTTGCTATTATCATTTCTTTGTAAGTTGGTTGCCCTAATAACTTCCATATGTTATCTAAGCATTTTCTACCTACTGTACTCATTCTTGACCTATCTGTAGTTTCTAATTCACTTAAAAAGTATATTAGTTTTTGAGTCATTTCTGATTGTATGTTTGCTCTATATTTATTCATATAATCCACCTATTAGATATATTAAATCCAATAAATAATCTCAATGGTAAGAACTCAAAGGATATTCCTACTGCTCCTTTTAATGAGTCGTCCATTGTAATAGATACTCCAAACATATTTAATATAACAAACTTGTATCCTTTAATTGGATACTTATCACTTCTCTGAAGATTGAATAGTTTCATTGATACTATGTCTAGTGTTCTTAGTACTATCATAAATTTCTTCCTGTTTTTTAAAAACCATAGTTGTGGTTTCGTTAATATCATGATCGTGTACAAATACGTAGGCATTGTTGCCTGATATTTTTTGTACTTCATTATCTTTGATATGTATTTCTACTACTGGCATAGCAGCCTCCTTTAGTATGTGAACCAAAAGGGCACAAATAAAGGAAGCTGTGCCCTTTGATTATTTACGTTTGCTAAATGTGAATGTATCATAGTTGAAGTTAAGCATTATCTTAAACATTGATTCGTCTCTAGCTTTGAGAGATGATACAGTACGCAACATAGATTTTGGATTTGTAACCATTTCTGGATTCTCAAAAGCTATGTATTGATCTGACTTTTGTTCTATTGCTGAATTACCCTTACCACTATGTACATCTAGTTTTTGTCCTTCGCTTAGTCTTGTCGATGAATATTTTGAGATATGATGAATTGCAATAACAATAACATCTAAGTCCATAGCCATATCTTTCAAAGCATTGGCTATAGTCTCTTGTCGCACAAGATCATCATTTCTTACATATTTAGCAGGGATTCTATCTATTGTATCTACTACAACAATCTTTGCTTCACTATCTTGTACATAGTTTGGCAATTCCTGTATGTCTGGTGACTTACAAGTTAGTTGTATATGTTCAATAGAATTTTCAGCTTCTAGCAAAATCTCATTATTTTTATTCTTACAACTCAAAGCTATTTCGTTCTTAGACATTCCTAGAGATGCTTGCAAGAATCTTCTACTAATAGTTTCTTCATCAACTTCTAAAGACATAAACAAACACTTCATGCTAGGTATTTGCGTAATCAAGTATTGAACAAATGCAGTTTTACCAAGACCTGTATCTCCAATTATTGTGATAAGTTGTCCTGTTGTAAAATAATGTGATTTATTCATAAATGGAAACACATTTTGCAAATCAAAAGATCTCTCAGACCAATCAGTCTGATAGTATTCTGTAAGATTTTCAATCATGTTCTTAGCATTAATAATACTAGCAGTTTCATCTAAGTCTTTGTACTTGTATTTAAAGCACTTGCTATCACAATACGGTACAAGAGTTGGATGATTGCAGCCATGATTGTATTCTCTACGCATTTGATCTACAACAATGCGATTAACTTCTTCCATAGGAAGAGGAGTTTCCATTTTATCCATGTACGCTCTTGCTAGTTGTAAACAACCTTGTTTATCAAGACCTAGTTTTTTATTCCATATAGCTACCAAAGCTTGTAGATGTAAGTGTCTTTTCTTTTCTACTTGACCAGCATTGTATATGTGCTGTGCACATGTAATAATTCTAGTCGTAGATGCGTTTGCATTTTCAAAGACCTTACGTACTTCATTTGTATTCTTTCTACTTACATCCATAGGTTCTAAACCAATAATAGATTCATGTACTATTGTGTTTGGTTTTTTACCAGATGGATCTTTGGCATATTCTATAACTTCGTCATAGGTCATGTTGCCTAGCATTTTTATATCTATAGGAACTTTGTATGTTTTTGATTTACTATTGTAACTAAACCCTGCACGTATCAATCTTCTAGAATCATAGATGTTGTCTATTGCATTCTCAAAGTCACGTTGCATTGTGCTACGTACTTGATATGCAAGGTTTTTACTTACTTGATCTTGGAATCCATATACATCCGCTAAGTGTATGTGGAACCCAGTACCAGAAAACCATATGTTGTAATGATGTTCTCTGATACTAAGTTCATCCATTATCGAAATAACTTTAAATACGTCATCAATAGTTTGTTGTCCTGCAATATCTCTATCAGGAGATTTAGCATAGTCAATATCAATAACTAGTTTATCTACAGATTGTACACCATCGAATCCAACTACCGTTTTGTTCTCTTTGAGGTATTCGACAATATCTTCGCTGTATAAATACATGCTTCTGTATATTTCTTTACCTATATTCTTTTTAACAATATCTGAGAAAGATTCGATGTTAACTACCTGATTGCGATTAAACACATTAGCAATAGCATATTCTACGTACCATGTGTCATTCATGGTCTACAGCTCTATGCCGTCTAGTTGTACTTCTGGTGTAGTTTTTTCTTCTTTAACATTGCTGCCAAAGTTAAAATCAACTTCACTATTCTGGTCATTAGAAAAGTTGTAGTTTTTTATGTATCCAGCTTTTGCTGAATCCAAAACCATCTTTTTCAATATACCGTCAACAGAGCCAGCTTGAGCTACTCTATCAAAGTTGTTCCAGTATGGTTTACCAGAATCTTTTAGTTTAGTAGTAGGATACGAGCACATTTTGATTTCACGATCAATACAGTCACGTATCCATTCATCTGGAATACTATAATCTGGTTGCACCAATAGATTTCTTTTGCCTAGTGCACATTCAAAGAACTCTGCTACTTTGAATGCACTACCCCAAGATTTTCTATCATCTAAGGCTATGTCTTTTTTGAAACTACCAAATATGGTGATTTTGTCATCCCAGTCATGTTTTACTTCTGCAGTAAGAAATATGTCTGGAACAAATTTCATCCAAGGTTGTTTAGTTTCGTATTGCACATCAATTGATGTTATGGTTGCTATTCCTGCCATTACGCCTTCTCCTTCTTATTTTGTTTATTCTTAAAACCTATTTCTAGATCTTTCAACTGTGTGTACTTTTGAAGTATTTCTGCATCAGTACGTTTTTGCTTCTTAAGCCATTCAGTTACACCTTCACTAATAGACTTACCTGTTTTTGTTACAGCATCTTTAAAGTGTACAGAGTTTGAAAGTCTTTTAAGTTTTACTACATTATCAGGTACTGTCTCAACGGTACCTTTTGTATTTTCTTGTAATACACTTACATGGTTTCTGTTATCCATACTGTCTGCATCTGCAGTATCATCTATTGCAAACAAACCATTGCATGCATATTTACGAGCATACGATGAAGTAGCACCTGTGATTTGACTATCATCCATACCTTTCTTTTGTACAGATTCTCTAGCATATCCAAATACAGATATTTCATCACTACCGTCGCCAAATGTAACTGTAGCTTTTACATAGTTGCTGTTACCTATATGTACAATTTCATCAGAAACAGTAAGGTAACATCCATATTCACTAAGTAATGGCTTTACAGCTTGAAATATATCTGCAAGATTACGATAGTTGTATTTGCCAAAATTGTTTCTATGACCTTTCTCAACCTTGAGTGAGGTCTGAAAAATATTCAGCTTTTGATGTATGTTCATGTCTTTCATGTTTATCCTTTTTATTTAATGATTTCATAGATAAAGGAAACGGTGCCATGCACGAGGATGTAGTGTTGTGGATTGCGTGCGGAGCAATATATGACACCGTTATTCCTTTAGGTATAATACTAGCTTATTCCAAACTCAGATAATGTTCTATCGTGTAGTTCAATATGACGTTCTAGTATTTTATTTGGTGGCGTACTCTTTAATGCTTCTGTACAAGAATTGTATAGTGACCATACATTCTGATCCATAAACTCAGAATATGGTGGACTATTCCAATGACGTATAGCATCACTAGCTTGTCTAGCTCCAAGTGTTTTGTGACCAAAAGCTCTGCCTATAAAACTATATGCATCATCTGTGCTAATAGTTATTTCTTTCATATTTTCAGCATCTTTAACGATGTTTGAAAACTTGTCTTTGCTTTTGTACAATACACTTACTAGCTTGTCTTGTAGGTCTTCAAGTACATTTTTTGTATGTTTTCTCATGTATGTTACATCACCTGTAAATGCCATGTTATCACATACAAATACTGTGCTGCCTGCACAAAAACCATTAGACATGCTTTTGTCGTGACTGCTACGTATACCAATAGCCTGACCCATTTCTTCGTTGTTTGGATCCTTGTACTGCAACAATCCAAAGAATCGTTGCTCATTTTTAGATACAGCTAATTTCTGATCTACAAATTCTAGATTTAGTAAATCATCACAAATACGTTTTGTGTTTGTTAATAAATCAGAAAAAGCTACTGGTTCATAAGTATCTGTTTTTTCTGGTAGTTCTATTGCAGATAGTTCTGCAAAGTTTACTTTTTTACCACCACAATGTATCATAAAGCTCATGTTGTTACTCCCTTTTTTTATAGTATTAAAACTACGTTTTCTTTTGCTGGTATTACTGGTGCTATCATTGCACCAGTATAAGAACATTTTCTTTTTTCTGTTGTTTCAAGTAATCCATCTTTTTTCAAATCGTTTACTCTTCCACTAACAGCATTAATTTCAAAGTTTGTCATATTAGATATTTCTCTTAAAGACAATCCTTTTTTAGTATTTTGATAATGATCTCTTACTAGATACAAAATCTTAGACTTCTGTGTTTTTCCAATACCACTTTCGTTTAATTGTTTGTATGCTAACTTACTTGTTTCTGCTATCATTACTTACTCCGTCCTATTTTTTTAAAAACATTTTTAAGACCAATTCAAATTGATCTTCTATTTTTCTAATGTACTCTTTGTTTTCTTCATCAGTTACTTCATAAACCCTATACGCACGTAATGCATCCATAATAGTTTTTACTTCAGTACCTGTATCAAATGCTATAGCTGGTCTAGTATCTGGTGCAGTAGTTTGTTTCATGTTGTTTTCCTTTTAAATTTTGCTTTGCGTCTGACATCAAGACCGTATGGAAGCCAGATAAACAGTATTTTATCTAAGACAAGGAGTTGTAAACCTAGAAAACGTATTTATCAGTCCATAGACAAAGCAAATTATACTTTAGTGATAGCCAGAGCCACTTTGTTTTGTCCTTGTCGCATGCTATCCACGCAGACCCTCGGTGTGTTCCGAGATACCCTTAACGCACATGTTAAGTTGTTGGCGACTCTGGTTCTCACTTTCCTAACCAATGGAGTTATTCCATCTCCGTAACGATTAACTGAGAAATGCCTAACTTACTACTCGCATTCATGATTGTTTGAACTTTAGCTGTGCTGCAGTTCTCATGAGTGCGTATAGTGGCTCCGTCTACGATAACTTCGACCTTGTATCGTCTACGATCTAATACTACATCTGTCGCTTTGTTAGCCAGCTTAGATGTAATATTAAGAATGCCATTTGCAGTCATTGTTACATAACCCAATAATCGTGTAAATTTTAGTGCAGAATTTGCATTCATAATTCTTTCTCCTTTTGTATTATGTACGCTTCATATAGTTTCTTCATATTTTGTGTACTTATGTTAAACTCATACGACATAAAACTAAGATGATCGTCAATTAAGTCGTCAAGTATTGAGAATACTTTTTCTGCAAGTTCGTCTTGCACAGCATCATTTACTATTTCTTCATGTAAATCATTAAAAGTTACTGGCATGATGACTCCTTTGATTTCTTTGTAGGTCTTTCTCCTATTAATTCATTTATTACATTATGTACATTGTTGCATTTATTCATTGCATGATGTAGCAATTCAACTGCTTCCATATTTTCTTTTAGTTCATAGTTATTTATTAAGGTATCTACAGTATCAAGTGATTGCATAATATCATATACATCATCTAACATTGATTGTACTGCAACCATTTCTGAATAGTTATTCATAGTTATTTGCTCCTATAGTTTTCAATATAATTATCTACTTGTGATTCTAAATAATCTTGTTCACACATTTCTAACTTAGAATTGTATGTACCTGTTTCCGTATATTCCTCAAAACATTCAGGGCAATACGGTATATCTTTTGTTATTTTTACAAGATCTCCTAGTAAGGGATGGTTCTTAGTTTCTACTACCTCTTGCCATTCAATAATAGCATTAGGGTGTATTACACATTTCATAGTTTACTCCTTCATTAATTAGCATAGATAAAGGAATCAGTTTGCTGTTTTACTTGTTGTCCACAACTACTGTACTCTATATAAACACTACATTTTACCCTGTGTAAAATAGCTTTATTTGTTGTAATAGTCAATGTTTATGTGCTGTGTGCAAGCTTGTTGCTCAGTATTTTTTTAGTAAATAC